TTTACCCATGAAAAACTAAAGAAAGACTGCAATGCATGATCCACGTGATTATCATATCGGTAAATGGGTCATATTTCCAGTTTGGGTGGTGTTGGGGGAAATTCATTTCACTAGGATGATAATAATATGGTTGGTCTCGTCCCAACTCTTCAATATTATCTTCATTCTTCTCCTGAATTAGGGGGTCCATGTTTGGGCTATACTCAATGGGATTACCGATATCAGTTTCCATTTCTAATATAGTTGCTGTTTTTTTTAAGCTGATTCTTCCTCACTCTCACTTTCACTTTCACTCGCATCTTCGTCATCCACTACGAAATCTTGAAGATTTCCATTGTCATCTGCATCTTCATCATCACTCTCATCCTCTGAGTTAGATTCATCTTCAGTGTCTATGATTGATTCACTGTCTGTGTCTTCGTGTTCTTCTGTGGCGTAATCGTCATCTAAAACAGTTTCTATAGGTACATAAAGAGTCGGTTTCTTTATAACCCTACCAAATCGAGAACGAGTACTAACTACCATTTACTTACTTTAAGCGCCGTTCTGTTTAAGTATCTTTAGGGAACAACTTATTCGTTATTTTAGAGGGTAAAAGGTGTTCTCTAGCCTTACTCTTCTTGCATACTGGGCATTTCTGTTTGATTTTGTTTTTCTTGATATCATATGACATAGTCTTATTTTCATGTTCACCTGAGATAGTTTCACAGTATTTAGACGTTGTCATTACCAAAAAGGTGTTATTCTTATCATTTCTAGTTATATTCGCGATACGGGTGTCCCCCCCTGTTTTCATATTGGTATTAATATAGTTTTCAAGGTCTGGTTTTACTTCCATCCGTTTAATTGGTGGCTTTTCGTCAAACTTTTTGATTTCTGGACATTTACTGATATCCTCCTTTTTAGGGTAAAGGCTTTCAACGATATCACTCGTTAATTGGTGTCTTCTACCACAAAAATCTTTACAGAAACCATCACGACGTTCCCTGATGGTTTCACATCGACAGAAACACTTCTGAAGAATCATTTTTCCACTGATGATAAACCATACATGATTAGAGCCATGACTTCTCTTTAAATTTTCACAGTATTTGGAGGTTGTTCCAACTAAGAATGTATCTCTCATTTTGAAAATTTTATTAATGTATGCATCACCCTGTCCCTCCATATTTTTACGAACGAACGTTTCGATGCGATTCTTCAATCCCTCATCATATATTTCATCTTTTGTCTCGTCTTCTGAGAAGGAACCCTCTTTGACCTTGATAGTTACTGAAGGTGGTTCAATTGATACGGTTGTGGGTTTGTCTGTTCGCACCGCCGACATTTTAAGAATTTTAACCGTTGGTTCCTGACTTATTCTCATGAGTGTACACAAAGGTTCCTGTGTATAAATGAAAATCGGTAGGTATGCCAATTGGTCTACTTTACCATGTTCACACCCTTTACAGCCCTTACCATTACATGCTTCATGCTTTGCCCTTTTGTAAGACCATGGCATTCTGAACCCACTCCCCTTTGCCTTTCTAACAAGACTTCCATAGACTGAAGCGTCTATAATTTCATTCCAATCTGTATCACCTTTGAATTTAGAAAGTGATACGAGAATGTGTTCACGAAGTGCAATCGCTGAACCCTGGTCTACCACAAAACCTGGCCAATTCAGGTGGACTCCAGTTTTCATGAGGTCTCCTGATTTCTTTGGTGGTGATACAGAAACGAGGCATTCTTTACCACCATGAAGCTTGACAGTTTCACAAATAGTTTTAGATATAGCGTTGATTTCATCAATACCTAGGGGATCGACATCTTTGTAGTCGATATCAACGAAAAAGTTATAGGTCTCACTCTTCTGTTCGACAACGTAAATCTTCTCCCCAGATTTTACAGACTCTATATACTTATCGTAAAATTCATTCAATCTATCAAACGGCACTGAGAGTTTACCTCCGTCCATGAGCACATGTGATAGATTGGTAGCATTATTGAATTTCTGGGAAACGTACCAATTCTTAAACATACCTTATTCTTGTTCTTCATCTCTAAACCACTTCATACACGAAACATTCTGGTATTCTTGAGTTTGAGAAATTTCTTTTTTAAAAGTGAGCAGTTCGTAAACCGTTTTACTTTCATTATCTTTGATCCACTGTTGAATCTCCTGTTCACACAGACCCCTATTCTTGTCAAGTAATTCACCAATCTGTCTTAAAATAAAAGCCTTGGACTTCATTATTTAATAGAGAAGGTTTTTCTATTGTGTGAACTCACACAGGCGTAGAATTGAGGATTATTGATAACATTATCAATAATTAAGTTCCACCGTTTACGTGTGTTAAATTCTTCGAGAGTATCATAACTCATGTAGTCATTTTCGTCGTGCGTTTTACGGATAGGCTGGTTGTTCATTTTTTTAATTTGTGTTTTGTGTTTTTCTTCATAAAATTTTCGAATTTGTGTTTGGTGTTCTGACCTATTGTAATTAACAAAAAAGATGAACACATTATATTCTAGATCGACCGTTGGGCTCTCCTTGTGTATAAACTTAAACTCTGTATATTCACCCTGTTTTAATGAGACCACACCCCGGGTCTCTTCTTCTAATTCCCTTAACGCACATCTTAAAGGATTGTAAATCTCTCTTCGTCTACACCCACCTGTGACGAAAATCCAATCTTTAAATCTCCAATCTCTCACCGTAAGAAACCTCGGTTTCCCATCGATAAAACTAACCGGTACTGCGATTGCCTTGTACTTCTTCATTGCGCATTCGCAAGTTATAATAAGTGGATATGATTATTCTTCGGATTTCTCATCGACCTCTTCGACACTTTCGAGCTTCTTTTCTGGTACAGGAACTGGTACCGATTCAACAACGGGTTGTGGGGGTGGGGCAAGATGCCGGACGACCTGGGCTGAGAAACTCTTGAAATTATCAATATCCTCCTTAGCCTTTTTTAACTCTTTAAACAGGAAAATTATACCAATTGCACAAACAATCGCTGCGACAATGAATACAGTGTCTTTGTTTACGGGAACCATTTATAAAATGAAATGTCATTTTCTTTTTAAGCTTTCTACATCACGACACCCATTTGGGTTTTACCAACGGCGGGGCATTCGTACGGGCTCTGGGCAAATTGAACGGCTTCGTAATGCGTATTTTCACATGATTTGCTTGTTGGTTGCGTGGGCTGACCAACAAACTTTTCGAGTGTCCTGGAGTTAGGATCGTACGTCAATACAAAAACGATGGCAAGGAGAAATACTACTGTCCAAAACATCTTTTAATAAATGCGGAGAAGATTTAGTTCGAGTAGAGGAGACCACCCATACCGTTTTCAATGCGAAGCACATTGTAGTTTACGGCATAGAGGTTGTCGTCTGAGTCTTTGGTGTCGTTGATGATACGGGCAGAATCAAGACGGGAGAAGTTCAGAGAACCAGTGGGCTGGAGTTTACCGGCATCAAGGCAGAATGGGTAGAAGAACAGAGTCTTGGCTGTTCCAAGGGATGCGTTAGTGGTATGGTAATACGAAGTTACGGTGGAGAAGTTGGGATCAGCAAATTTGTAATCAGCAACATCGGTACCATTGATTTGAAGCTTGAGCTTGTTGTTATCATGGAGAATCTCCAAAGCAGTCGCCTTACCGGCGGCGATGTACTTCACGGGGTGGTTGAAGTTCAGCTCCTGGATCTTGGTGGTGGAGGCAACCGCCTTCTGCACCTGGGTGATGAGCATGTTCTGGGGCTGACCAGCGAACACCTCACGCTCCTCGGTGTCAAGGTACGCATAGTTGGTGAAAACATCCCACTTGTCAGTAGCCGCCGCGGAGCCCCAAGTGATCCGGAGTTCCACATCATGGTACTGGAGGGAGATGAGAGGGATGGCGGTCTGCCAGTTCTCACAGAAAGCAAACCTGAGGGGGTAGAACCTGTAGGATGTACCACCGTTGACCAGATCAGCCGAAGGTGATTTGGAAGCGGTGGTCGCAGAAAGACGGGGCGCAACCAGGGTAGAGTAGGTGGAATCCTGTTCATCAATTACCTGACCACCGACAAGGAGTTCAACCTTGGCAATCTTTGTTAACCACTGGGCTTGGGTGTAAGGGACGGTTTTGGTACCATCATTGGGAACGAGGTACACATAGCCGAGCATATCACCCTTGCGCTCGAAGCGGACGGTGGACATACCACCATTGGCGACGTTGCCCTGGATGACCTGACGTTCGACAGTTTGGGAAAAGTTTGTGTGACGCTTGTAGGTAGACCTGAAAAAGCTTACTTCGGGCTGACCGACAAGATGCACATCCTGGGCACCGACAGCAACAAGTTGGGCAATACCACCAGACATTTTATAATATAGTGAGACTTTATTTTTAAGCTCAGGTGAATCTTATATATTCACCAGTTAGATACAAGTGACGAAGTCACTTGGGACGGAGACTTACAAACTGGGATACAATTTGGAAGAATTGATGGGAGTGTATATTTTTTTCGGTGCTCATGGGTTGGTAGCATCGTACTCACGTGCCTATTCCGGCTCTTGGGGGGTACAAAGACTGTTGGAAAGGGGGCCACTCAACACCTGTGAGGTTTCCATCTTCATCTAGGGTGGGTTGGGTCGTAAATGGGAGAACTCTGAGGGACTGACGGTAGTCCATCCATATCTGGAAATCCTGTTCGAAACGATGGGGGTAATCTCGGTTCATGTACTTATCACTCTCACTGAGGCGAACATTTCTTTCCTCGCGAAGCTTATTGAAAGCAACAGCGTTCGTGACTTTATAAAGTTCTCGTTCGTATACTTCATCTGTGGGTTTCGCCATTTTGTCCTCAAAAACTACACTTTCCCAGGTGCCATCAGATGTATAAGGCATACCCGGAAATAGATTGTCCATGACTTGGGTGAACATATACTGTACCATGAGAATTTATTAAAGTAGCTGTATTATTATCTGCCCATTGGAGTCTAAGTTCCACTGACCTAAGTTGGTTTGTGTGAGGATTGTTGAGTTGCTTCTCGAACCACCACCGACACCGCTGGCACCTATACCCGGCGCCGCGCCTCCCGCGTTGCCACCCTTGTACCCCCCCCCACCTGCACCTTGATACAATCCCGCCCCCCCACCCCCACCAAAACCACCGAGACCGCTTGGTGGGGGGGTGTAGTTAACAGCTGATGACCAGGTCGTCTTGATTCCTCCAATAAAACCTACATTGGCACCCCCACCTACGGTGTTGTACTGGCTTGGACCACTGGGACTCCACCCCCCACCCCCCCCCGCTGTATAAGCTCCTTGTGACGCCGAGGCGCTGGGAGACGCGGCTGAATTACCTGGAGATGCATCACCTGCGGACGATGGGTGGTCCGAGCGACTCGGCGACCCCTCCCCGCCTCCCCCACCTGCGACTACGTACACGGCATCGGCGGCCCCGTAGGTGAAACTCTCTTTGAATACAAAACTGCCACCGCCCCCCGCAGCCCCATGTTGGGCTGCGCTTCCTGAGACTGGGCTCTGATCTCCACCTCTCTGTCCAACTACCATTTGTATTTTTGTATTTTGTGTTAAAAGAAAGTCCCCTGAGATGATAGCACCTCTACCTTGGCGATTTGTACCTCCACCGGCGGTGTTTTTGCCCCCCGACGCTCCATATGCGGTAATTCTGTACGTCGCCGTGATTGGTACCGTCCAAAGTTGGAACCCTGTGGTGATACCCTGAGTAAAATAAGGTGTCGTACCGTCCCAAGGTGTATTGTAGGTGGCTCGTAATGAGCTTATTGGGGGACCGGTACGCCCCGAATAACCCGAACTAGTAAATGTATGTTGAGTAAAAGGGAAGAGAGAAGTGTCGGTCGAGACCGTGAACGACCTGTCCGCGGTCGCTCCAGACACATTATCCGTAACCCTAAATACTACGGTTGTGGACGACGACCCCGAAGTGGTCCCTCCATAAGTCGCCGGAGAAGCTGATGCAGAACTTAAACTTACACCACTCATACTTCCACTGACGATACTGAATGTTACATTAGTCCCACCTATATCATCTGTAGCGACAAGAGAAAAATTTTTAGCCGTCCCTGCTATAAACGACATTGTGGACGCCGCCGCCGGTGAAGTCCATGAGATACCTGTGAATCCGATAGTTTGGGTACTGGTCGCCGTGAGACCAGCACCACCTGTGACTCTAACTTTATAGGGTCTATTTGCAAGTTGTCCACTATTGAGTGACGCACCTGATGCCGCAAGTTTAAAAGTAAGGCTTGTCGCGCTCGCAACCGCTGCAGAGTCCACATTGTAAAGTGTGCTTCCATCCGCACCAAGTACTTGTATTTTATTTCCACTTGCCATTGAAGAAGTAAACCCCGTACCAGTAACAGTGATGGTCTGTGAGCCAACCGCGCTAACTGCCAAAGTAGTTGGTGAGACATTTGTGATTGTGGGTGCTATAATAGTAATCGTAGGGGTGTCAAGGGTCGAAGCGAGACTCGAACCACCTATGATTTTAACTTTAAAAGGTATTTGCGCTGCATCATAGCCATCAGTCGCCCCATTCACACCCATTTTGAATGTGGCCTGCAGCCCAGTCACATACGTCGTACTGAAAACACTATATTCGGTACCATCAGCACCTACGAGTTTGATAGATAAATTCTGATCAAAACCTGTTCCTGTGACGGTGAATACCTGTGTCGCCGTATCTCCACCCAAAACACTCGTAGGAGAAATACCTGTGACCACAGGTGGTGAGGCGATACTCCCCCATCCCGACACAGTGTACGATTCCATATATCCAGTTGTAGTGTTATAACGGATCATACCAACAACTCCGGTGGCAGGTCTCTCCGATGTAGTCCCAGATGGAAGTTCTATAGAACCTGTTCCTAGGAATTTAGCCCCCCCTGATACTATGAGTTCAGCCTTTGGTGAGATGGTCACACTACCACCCATACCGCTGTGTGATGTACAGTAATAGTAAAGTGTAGGAGTGTTTGTGCCGACAACAAATGTTCGTTTCTGGTCATCCGCGTACGTACCAGTAGTTGTTATACTGGTGGGTAGGGCTGGGGAGTATGTAGAACCACTAGCGTGTGAACCATTATTTGTAGTAGAGAATTCAAATGGGTGACCATCGAGAGTCGAACTTGATAGATCGAATATATAGGTTTGGCCTTGGTGTAGTACCAATGATGCTTGGAGGTACCCGTCGATATAGAACTTATTAGCACCACTGGCATTCGTCATTGTAACGACGTATGTCTTTGTCGTACCCATCGTCATAGCGTTGCTCACACTGGACGTGGGACATGTAAGAATTCCCGGAAATATTGTATTATTGGTCATGGAGCAACTTGTTATTATAACTCCACAATTTTTTTAGCAGTCTGGGACGCTCCTAAAAAAATGGATGTTTTGGGGATTTTGTGGAGGGATTTAATATCCAGTAGAAGTTCCACCGATGGTTGAAACACTCCCACCCGAGTCACCAGAAACATATTCCACGAAGATATTGTAGTGTCCCTCACCATTTAAGTTTGTAGAGGGGGTCAGGTGACCGTTGTTGTGGTTGCACCGACCGTTGTACTCCAGGGGTTTGATGTGGCATCACCGAAAATGGAGAGAGGTCCCTTAGCGATATTGAGGGTACTCGTAGAGGCACCACCCCTCCGACCACCTGTGACCT